ACATTTCTTGAATTACAGCCAGTAATTAAAACATTTACAAAAGGAAATCGACTGATTGTTTCAGGCGTACCTAATGGTATTCGCGAGAAGAATGTAAACTGGCATTGTCAAAATGAAAACAAAGATTATTCAAAACATCATGTATCAGCTTTTGACAATCCCAGGTTTACTGAGATAGATAAGCAAAAAGCAATCGAAACTTATGGTGGGGAGGACTCTGATGATTATATTCATAACGTCTTAGGTCTACCTGGGAGACCTATTTTTGCTCTGTTTGACCGTGAGTTGATGGCTATTGAGGAATATCCAGTATATAAGTTAGCGTTTGATGGGTCGGCTATTTCTGATAATATTGTAGAGTATATTAACAAGTTATCTATCCTCCCCTCCATACCAGACAGAAAATATCCAGTTTTTATGGGGGTTGATTTAGGAGTTACTGAACCTACTGCGATTTTTATTTTGTATGCTGATAATTATGGTAGGATAAGATTCCACGCTAAAATTCAATTGACTAGGGTCAATTATTATTTACAAGAGCGTATTTTGGACTTCTTATTTGAAAAGTTTAGTCCCATTCTAGTAGCGATAGATGAGGGAAATGCAGGTAGAGCGGTAATACCTAACTTAATTAATAGTCCAGAGTATTCGCATAAAAAGTATGATAACATTCTTTATCCAGTTAATTTTTCAGGTAATACAGATTTAGGCATAAATGCAGACGGTTCACCAATTAGTATGCGAACTAAACCCCTAGCTGTGAATATCTTACAGGATTATTCTAATCAGCATAAAATAATTTATTCATCTACAGATTTAGAAACAGTTGCTGAGCTTGAAAGAATGACTTATACAAAAACTCCTGCAGGAGAGGTGGTTTTTAGAACTTTAACAGAACGGGGTGGTAAACGAGGAGATGACCATTTTACATCAGCTCTCCTTTGTTTTTGTCTTGCTTATTATGTGAAAAATGAATTTAAAAGCTTTCGAAGGGGTAAAGCTATTAAATTAGGGCAGCCAAGATTAAATGTTTGGAGTATAAATTATGTCAACAATAACTAAAAAAGCTACTTCTGCAATTTTAGAAGCGCCAGTTGTGTGGAGAAATTTAGATGTCGATAGGCTGGAGTCATCTAGATTAGAAGATTATCAAAAGGTTGTGCAGGAATGTCGCTTTTTCTATCGCAGCGACCCTATTGCCAGCACAGTTATTAATAAATTGGTTGAAATTGGAATAACAGATTTAGAATTAGATTTATCTTCCCTACCTCAAAATGACCGCAAAATTTATGAGGCTTATCTGGGTGAGATTAATAAATTTTTACGACTGTGTGGACTGGAATATTTAATTACGGGTTTAGTTGTCCCTGAGATAACTTTTGAGCCTGTAGATAGAGTCGCAATTAGAAGTTTTGGTATTAAGAAATATATGCGACTTTATTTTCCAGTTTCAATGTGGATTAGAAATTCAGAGCATATCAAGATTAATTCATCTTTTATCAGTAATGATAAACCATCTTATTCTCTAATGATTCCCGATGATTTAATCATGTTTATCCGCTCAAAGGGAACTTATCCTGACGGCACAATTGATAAAGAGAGGTATCAGTGGCTGGAGAAAAACTTTCCAGATTTTGTTAGGGATGTTCTCAACGGTAAAAGGGAAATTCTGTTAAACAATGATTTAATTGTAAGAGGGCGTTATTTACCAGATTCGCCTTATCCAATTCCTTATCTCTACCCAGCACTAGATTCTTTAAAGCATAAGAGAAATATGCGCAGAATGGATTATGCTTTAGCTGCTAGAGTTATTGCAGCTATTCAGCATATTAAAGTGGGTAATGATACATACCCACTTCTTGAAGGGGAGGAGGATGAGATTTTTTCAAATATTCGGAATCAATTACGTTATAAGAACGCTGGTGATTCTAATATCGAAAGGATTGTTCAATTATTTACAAATCATACGGTAGAAATCTCATGGGTAATACCTCAAATTGATGTCTTATTAAGCTCATCTAAATATGAAGAGGTTAATAATGATATTTTCTTTGCCCTTGGGTTTCCTAGAATTTTGACCACAGGTGAGACTTTACGAACCCAGGCGTCTAATCATGAGTTAGCTACAAAATCTCCAATAAAAACAATGGAGACAATGCAAAAAGATTTACTACCCATTGCTAAATATATCGTTAATCAAATTGGTATTTTGAATAACCTAACGACGATTCCAAAAGTGAAATTCGGAAGTATTGATTTTTATAGTTTTAGCGATTTTGTTAGAGGTCTATTTGAGCTAAGAAAGGAAGGCGGAATATCGCTTGAGAGTCTAGGAAGAGTTTTTGGACTTGATTATGATGAGGAAAAAAGAAAAATGCAGCAGGAAGTTGATTGATAAATAACCAATATTAATGAAACTTTTATATAATAGTAAATGAATTAGGAGGAGCAATGTCGAATAGCCAAACATTTGAAACCTCTTTTGAATTTTTAACCAATGAGGCTACAGCCTCGATTGGATTAAATCCATTTTTCAAGTGGGCAAAGTTTGTTCTAACAGATGATGATGTCAACTTGAATAACCAGAAAATTCCAGAATCGGAATTTGATAATTTGATTATGACGGGAGTATATACGCCCCTTAAAATGGATTTTAATCAAATTTCAAACGGGCATAAAGAGGCTGAGAAAAAGCCTATTGGTGTTATTACGCATATAAAGAAAGATGTTATTAACAATAGAAATAGTCTAGTTGCCCTGGCTGCTTTATGGAAAAAAGAAAGACCAGATGATGTCAGCCTATTGGAGGAAATGGCATCGGAGGGGAATCCTCCTAAAGTTTCTTGGGAAATCTCTTATCACGAATCTGAGTTTGAAAATGATGTTGAAATTCTAAAAGGTATAATTTTAACTGGTGTTGCAATTGTGGCTAATCCTGCCTATGCCGACAGAGCTAAATTTTTAGCAATAGCCTCCGTTGAGGATTCAGATGCTGAGAAATGGTCTCGTAAATATATTAATGATTTACCCGATTCTGCTTTCTTATACATCGAAGACGGGGGTAAAAAAGATGAGGAGGGAAAGACAGTTCCTCGTTCTTTGAGGCATCTACCTTATAAAGATGATGAGGGAAATATTGACTTACCTCATTTACGCAATGCGATAGTAAGGTTATCTCAAGAAAATACTGGAGAGGGATGGTTAACTCCAGAATTGAGAAAAAGATTATTAGAAAAAGCTAGACGTATTTTGAAACAAATTAATAAAGAGGAGAATGCAACTATGGAACTTGAAGAAGCCTTAGCCAAGATTGGCGAGCTTGAAAAAACAATTGGTGAGCTACAAACCCAACTTCAGACTTATGAAGCTGAGCTTGAAGAGCTTCGCTTATATAAGCAGCAAGCTGAAGCTGAAAAAGAAGCCCAAATTAAATTAGAAAACATTAAACGTCTGTTTGCTGATAGAGGAATTGAAAAGCCTGAATCTTATTTTGAGGAGAATAAAGATATGCTCCTTAATTTATCTGATTCTGCGCTTGAATTTATGGTTCAAGAGCTGGTTTCTTTCGCTTCTCGTGAAAGTAAAACCGCAAAAGCCTCTGTCCCAAATGTAAATACATTTGATGGAGCAGAGAAAGAATATACTCCTTCTCAATTAGCAAAATTACTTAAAGAAATTTTATAAAGGAGAGTAGCGATGATTATTAATGAATTTGATGGAAAAGTTTTTGGTGTTGTAACTACAGAAGCTATTCCAGAAGGTCGGATGGTTCTATTTACCTCTCACACTGAAAATTATGATTTTGGGTCGAGAACTGACCTTCCTGGAGTAAAACTTCCTGCAAATGCTACTGAGGCAGCGCAAGCTAAATATGTAGTCGCTTTTGCCCAGTCAAATGCTCAAATGCCGATGTACAATCCCGAACCAGCCCTTTCCTGGGCATTGAGATATGGATTTGATCGGCCTGATAATACGCCGTTTTCTGCAACAGTTTATGTAACTAATCCTTCGGTTCAGGAGGGGTTGACTATTCCCGCTAATCAACTTGCTGTGGCATTTGGCGATGGCGTGTTTACCGTATCTAGCGGAGTTTTTATCTATTCAAGCAACATTCAAACCCCAGGTGCTACTTTGTCCGTTGCACATGCTGGCAGTGATAAAGGCAAATTACAATATGGAACTTCCAATGTAGTTGCTGAGGTTGTTCGCTTTGATAGTTCCGCTAATAAGTTAACCTTTAGATTAGTCAAATAATAAAGGAGTTTAAAGATGGAAAAAGAGAAAATTCGCGAAGCAGTAGCTGAACTCCTGAAGTCGGGTGATAAGCAGGCGGTTGCCGAATTAATTGTGGAATACGTTAATCCCAATCACATTACAACCGACTTTATTTCAATGCTGTTTAATACTAGAACTCTAAAACCAGGAGATGCCCTAGTTAAAAAGATTCGTAAGGGAATCGAGGTGCGTACACTGGTTCCAGGTTCTGTTCATCTAGCGAGTGAAATTACCGTCTCTGATAGAATCAACTATGTCTTAGACGGTGCAAATGTCAAAGTTACGTATAATGAATGGGAACTTGAATCTGGGGAGCTGGGGACAATTGAAGAAATCCGTAATGAGATGGTTGCAGCACTGCGTGATTACTACTATCGGAAAATTTTTACCGCCCTTTCTACTGTGTGGTCTGCTGCAAATACTCCTAATAACTATACCAGCGTTGGAGGACCTCTTAACGCAACTGCTTTAAAGAACGCTATTGATAGGATTAATCAAACAACGCCTGGTGTTAGAGCAGTTGTAGGCTCTAGAAAAGCGCTAACTCCAATTTCTGCTGATAGTGCTTTCTGGCGCAGTGATACTGATAGTGGTTATAGCCCCAGCAGAATTGACCAGCTTATGCGGGAGGGATTCTTAGGTGAATTTTATGGGGCGAAACTTTTTGTTATCGATCAGGTTTATAATAACTTAGAAGATTATATTCCTCTCATTCCTGAGAATAAAGTCGTTGTCATTGGGGAAAATGTTGGTGAATTTATACTTTATGGGGATGTCATGACTAAGCAATACACTGACCCCAAACCGACTCCTCCTCAATGGTATCTTGAACTTTATCAGCAGTTTGGTTTCCTTGTCTGGAACGCTCAGGGTATTTACGTTATTGCTGGACTTACCTAGTTGATATGGGGAGGGGGATAAGCTCCTCCTCCCTTTTATTTATTTTATAAGGAGGTATAAATGGCTTCTCAGGAAAGCGTACTAGAATTAATGGCGCAGAATAAACCTTATAAGAGTTATAAAAAAGTAATTTTAGGCAAATTGTATGTACAATATATTGACCCTCTTACTCAGCAAATTCAAGGTATGATTCTAGAGGGCGACCCGAATAAAGGAGAGGAAACTGTAATTGATATGTGGTCTCCTCTTGAAGATTTATTTTTTAGGCGTTCTAACAGGTTTCATTTTGAAAATGGACACCTTGTTGAGTACAAAAGAAAGGAGCAGCCTTTGGAAAAAACTCCTAATGAGATTACCGATGAGGAAATTGAGGAAGTCTTGGATTCTAGATTCTTTTCTTTACAGAATTTACTGCCGAAAATTACATCTGAAACAACTCTTTTAAGGATTCTAACAATTGCTAGGGAGAAACAGAAGTCCGAAAGGATTCTAACTTTAATTGAGACAAGACTAGCTGAAGTTCAGAAAGAATCTTTTGGGGCGGAAGTAAATGTCAATTCAAACGCCGACTAATTTAGATTTTCTTATTCAGTTTGTCAGGTTGAGAATTGGAGATACTTCTCAACCTTATCGTTATTTAGATGAATGGATTAGAACGGCTTTAGTATCGGCTGTTGATAAGCTAGGAAAATGGAATAATTTTAAATATCTTTTAGATACTGACTATAATATTTATAGAAATCCTAACGCTAGTTTTATATTTTCTGAGGATTCTTTTGGAATTATTGAACCTAGTGATAAGGATGTTATTGTTTTAATGGCGTCTATTATTCTTCTTGAGGGGAGTTTGGAAAATAGCGCATGGAATTTTCATTCTTGGCGAGACGCCGAAATCTCATATTCTAATCTAGAACAATCAAGGACTAGGAATGAGATTTTAAATAAATTGTGGGAAGAGCTATATAATACATTAAAGCCTCCCACAAAAAGATTGGGAAAGACTAGAGGAGCTAAACTACCTGGGTATTTAGGAAATAGGTATGAAAGAGGAGACGAGCCATGAGAAAAGTATTATTTATAGGAGATGGTGTTACTTTTACAGGATTTTCGACAGTTTTACATAATATCATATCAAGAATAGTTAATAAAGGATTTGATGTTCACCATTTAGCTATTAATTATTTTGGAGACCCTCACGAGTATAATTGGAAAATTTATCCTGCTATGTTAGGCGGGGATATTTATGGGATTAATCGATTAAGACAGTTATCACTCGAACAATTTAGCGGAATTTTTATTTTAAATGATATGCCGATTATTGACGGCTATTTACAGGCAATTAAATCTTTAGGATTAAAGAA